TTAGTATATTCTAAACGCAGTCTGCCCTAATGTCTCAGGTTTCGCTAAATTAAACTGCTGCAAACAAAGATAACCAAAAGCATCAAACGCATGGTCCACTCCAAGATTCTTATTAGGTAAACCAGTGTTCGGTGCATAAGTTAAAGTCCTAAGTGCCTTTATCAATTCTTTACAACGAGGATGTATAAGCGTTCTTCTCTCGCCATTGGCATCAAACAAGGCAGTATTGACAGCAGTAATCTTATCTCTGATCTTCCAGGGGCTTCTAGGACTCATAACAGTAAATCCGCTACGTCTTAGTATCGTATGATCTGTTACACCAACTCCACTGGTCTTTCTTGCACTTCCCGTAGGGTCTGGACAAGCAATAATTCTACGATCAACTCCATATCTTCTCGTAACCTCCTCTGCAAAATCCCATGTGGTAGCACCACCCGTTAACATAATTTCATCAAAAACATACAAAGTATCGTTATGTTTAACAGCACATATTCCGGCCATAGGGTCAACGTTGAAATCTAAACCAATTAACAAGGGAAGCATGTGTAAATCCTGTACTTCCTTATCAATATTCTCATCAGCAAAGCTGACAGCCACCAATCCAGTTAAATTCTCAAAACTTGCCTCAAATTCCTGTCTGAATGTCCTCGCATCTAATTGACTCCTGGCAGCTTCAACCTCTTCCTTTACAACATTACCCCCCTCAATAGTCGTAAAACTCCATCTTCCCCAATCATCCCATTCCTGTTCCCCACAAAAACACCACATATCATAAAACCAACTCGCTGTTCCATCTGGTGTACTAATAAACAGTGCCCATCCTTGTTTATCGGCCAATGCAGGTCTGATTACTTCAGCCCATACATCTCTATCCATAAATGCTGCCTCATCCAATACAACACCAGCCAAGCTTCTACCCCTCAATGCCATTGCATTTTCAGTTCCTTTCAGTTCAATACTCGATCCATTAATCAAATCCAGTCTCAAATCTGTCTCATTCTTACTCTTAACCCACGTTCTCGGTGTCAACCTTTTCAATTCCTTCCACGCAATATCCTTCGCCATCCTATAAGTTGGCGCACAATAAAAATAAACCTCATTCGGTCTATTAATAGCTCCTCTCAACAACTCAATACAACTTAAATAACTCTTTCCAAATCTTCTTCCAGCTACCAACACCCTAAATCTCTTATCTGAGTTAAAAACTTCTCCCTGAGCATACCTCAAACTTATCTCATTCTTCTTTTCACCGCTGACAACCATGAAATTAACAAAAAATACAACTCATACCCCCTATTTATAGCCTATTTACTCACTTTTAAGTTATCATTCACTTAAATACTCCCAAAAACATCGTGGTTTCATCTACATTTCCTGCCGATCAACCATTAGAAGATTCTAAACCTAAAAGAAATATTCATTTTCGTGCTCGTACCTCCGCACAAAACGTACAATTACGTTCACAACGCTTATACTCTCGCCAATTAGAAGGTAAAACAACTCGTGCTCTAGTCCTAGAACATTCAAAAATTGAAGGCATCTCAGAAGTTACAGCCTGGCAAGATTGGAAAAAAGTTAAACAATGGAACAAGGAAGATTGGGAAAAAGATAGAGAAACATTACTCCCACGCCTTCAAGCTATGCGTATCCGTCTATTCAACAAAGCAGTCAAAAAAGGTCAGCTTCAAACAGCAGCACAAATCCTAGATTCACTCGGCAAAGTTATAGGTGAATCCGTAGAAACAGTAAATATCCAAGCTCCTGAATTATCCATAAAAGTTGAACCAAAAAATTAATCAATATATATTTAAGTTGCCCGTGTGTGTATGTCGTAGCAAAAATTTTGCAACTACACCCCCTAGCTACAAAAAATTAGATTTGATAAAATTTTAGATTAGCTCTCTATAGCTCGCATACGTACGTGTAAAACACTTTATTATGATTTGGGTAGTAATAGATATCACTAGCTCGCAAGTGTCTCAAATAGCCTTGTAACCTTAGCTGAGTAACTTGATAATTTTCTATTTCAAAAATATCATCATTCTCAGTATCGAGAGTCTCTATTCCTAACGATCTGCAATCGTCACTAAAATCCTTATTAATAAACATTATACAGATACCTCTACTGCCTTAACAGAATGTCTGTAGGCTCCATATTCATTATCAAGTTTTGTTGCCTTGTTGCTTGCTCTCATCCTGGTTGAGTAAGTACCAACAATATAAGGATCAGTTGAAGTATCACCAATAAAAATAACTTGAAATTTAGTTTTTGTTTTGATGTAGTTTAAGTTAGTCATTTGTAAGATTTAATTATCCTTATATTAAACTAATATTATTTATATAGCTAGTAAATATGATACACTTATATGTATATTAATTTGATATACAAATAAGTTTATACTCGGTATAATAA